ATGGAGCCCCGTTTGCACCGCCTGCTACGGGCTTTACTCCTGCTATTTTCAGACCAAGTTCTTCTCCTCCGGGAACCCTGACAGCAGTTTCAGCGGCACCTCTTCTTGCTCTTCCGCCCAGCCAGCCTGCGCCTCTGCCTACTCCCTTCACTCCTTTAACTGCTCCACGCAGAGCCATCTCACCTGCGAGGTTCTCAAGTTGCCAGGGAGCCATCATAGCTTTTCCAACAGGCTCGGCTGTCTTTCTTACTCCACGGTAAACCGCAGGTCTTGCGGCAGCAGGAGCCAGCTTTGCCGCAGATCTTGCTATAGTCGGTGCCTTGGATGCTATTCTTGCGCCTGCGGCATATGGCCCTCCAGTGGGAACAAAGGCAGCAGGAATTTCCATAGCCCCCCAGTATCCGGGGATTTTACTTCCTGGATCCTGCCACGGAAGAGTCGGTGTTATCTCATCCTGATAAGCGGCAATGGCTGCATCCCAGTCTCCCCGCATTGCAGGTTCCAGAAACGCCTTAAACGCCTCAACCTGTTCTCCGGGGGCTTCTATCATTGCTCTTGGGCCAAGAACCCCGGTCATGGGAAGAACTGAGCCAATTGGAAGACCCGAAGTTCTTACAGCACGATCAATATAGCGCAGTGCAGTAAGCATAGGATCAAAATACTGTTCAGGTCGTATTCCAAGGCCAGGTACAGGAGTACGCATAAACTCCAGGAAGGGATTACCTTCCGATAAAAAGGGGTTTCTTCTTGGTGGAGCCTGCGGAACAGGAGCCTGAGTTGTACGAGATTCTATAGTCCTGCGATCTTCTTCGGCAGAATGTCCGGCTTCTGGAAATCCTCTGATATGTGGCATTACAATCTAATATCCATATTTACTTATTTAGAAATACAGGAATCTTGTTTTAGGAGCGAACTGGGGAGTATATTCACCCCTTGCAGAGGGAGGAATATTACCGTACTCCGTTTCAAAATCGTAGTCCTTTATCCAGTCCTCAAACCTTGTTCTCTGCCCTCCTGGAAACACACCTGCCTGCTGCTGTCTTCCAAGCATACCAAGATACTGGTTATGAACATTCTCAAACTGTTTCTGCCAGTGCCGTTTCTGGGCGAAGGACTTTCCGAACCTGGGTTCCTCAGCAAAATACGCTACATCCTTCGGATACTTGTCTGCTCCTTTGATCCAATTCCAAAAATCCTGTGGACTATCGTTTATTGGCGGCATTAATAACCTCCTGTAACCATCGAGGAGGGCAAAAGACCTTCAGTTCTTGCCATTTCTGCCATAAAGGACTGTTCAGGAGTAGCCTCCATAAACCTGTCATAAACATTTTGAGCTGCGGCTCTTACCCCGCTTCTAAACGCAGGAGCCACGTTATACATGGCTGGTTGTAACCATGCGTTAAAGGCATCTATATTTCTACGATAAGGTGCCTGCGCCCTCTCCCACTCAGCCAATGCGCCCGCTTCTGTAGGCGGTTCTCCACCCATATAACCTCCGATTTCCAAAAGCCTCTGTGTGTATGCGGTCGGGTCCATTATCTGAGGCCCGCCTTCTTGATTAAGAAACTGATGGAATAACATTTCATCCCTGGCTTCACCCGGCATTGGCCGTCCAGCGAGGTAGCTGTAATAGAGTGGCTGCTGCATAGCCCTGGCGGCTTCCTGGCCGTATCCGCTGAGAGCATGCATCGGCTGGGTAGTAAGGAACTGGTTGAAGACATCCTGCATCCCACCGTAATCGGCTTCCTGTGCTATACGAGTCTGTCTTCTTATTTCATCTGGTGATAAGTCACCCTTTACCCATTGCCCTGTAATTGTATCGTAGTACCCTGCCCCAGTATCTACTCCAGTCGTTGCAAATTCACCTGTATCTTCGGGAGGTTCAATACCACCTCCACCGCCTCCACCACCCTCAAATTTTTGAGCAACCAGAGGTTCATTATCCCAGTACCAATCCTTTTCCTCTTTAGTCAGAGCGTTCCACTGAGCCTGTGTCATTTCTGCTCCGGTGCCTGTTCCGGTGCCTGTTCCAGTTGTTGTTGTAGTAATTTCAGATGGTGGTACTTCCCCAAGAGGAGCCCGCCCCTCCATCATCTGTCTTATATCCTCATAAGGAGTTATTATAGGACTTGCGCCTATATTAGGTGGAATCTCTTGCCCAGTAGCTTCCCACAAAGCAATAGTCCCATCAAAAGCATCAAATGATAATTTGCGTCCCTCTGCTATACCTTCTGCGGTATTTGTATCTATAGAAGGACGGTCGGGCCAGTGTTTAGTTCCGTCTTCAAGGTCAGGATTTGTGAACCATAGCATAAGATATTTTTTGGTATCTTCTTCATTGATAATTCCCTGCTGGAAAAGTTCCATGATTTGGTTTTCATGTTTCCATCCCCTAACAACATCTTCAGTTACTAGAGTTCCGCCCTGAGAGATTGGTTTTTCTGCCAGAATCTGCCGTCTTCTTTCATCCTCTGTCAATGTCCAGGGAGGCGGAGGTTGTGGATGACCAGTTCGAGCCCGCCATGCGTCCTGGTACTTCCACGCTTCGTCTTCTTTTCTTAGAATTTGTGCTATCGGGTCAACTGGACCAGGATCTCCCCCTCCCGTTACCCATTCAAAAAAATTATCCTCAGAAGTCCCCCACGGGTGCCACCATGCGTGTGTCATATTATCCTCCCGGCCCTGATAGGCCAATCCTACTTAGTCTTTCTTCCTCTGTCAATTGCGCTCCGGGCCTTGGCATTCCCTGCGGAACAAGTGGCCCTGCCTGCGGTACAGGCGTAGGTGCCGGAACTCCCTGGGCTGGTCTTGGCAGTGTCTGCGGAGGGAATCCGGGCTGTCTGCCGTTAGGCGGTTGCCCTGGCCCTCCTCCGGGCATTGCTCCACCAGGCATTGCTCCTCCAGGCTGCATATTCGGCCCCTGTGCCATTCCCATAGCCGCCATCTGCAACTGCTGAAGTTCCATCTGTTTCTGTATCATCAAAGCCTGTAGCTCCCCGAAATATATAGCTGCCATATCGTCCCTGCCTCTTCTCTCTGCGGACTGCATAAGGTTATACGTGGCAGCAAGCGGAGTGGATCTTTCGCTAAGTTGTTCCTTTACCCCATCGTCTATAAGATCAGCATCCTGTAATCCAAGAACCTCTTCTCTTATAAACCTGTCAGACAGAAGCGGTATTTCCCCCTGTCTTGCGAACTGAGCCATCTGGTACTTGGCCGGCTCGTCCTGCGGAAGTGATGGAAGCATTTCAACCACTATAAGACCGCCTTCACCAACAACTTCAGGGGTAATTTCGTCATTAAACCATTCCCTGCTCCTGTCCTGGCCGTTAAGCTGCATCGGAGCAAAGTATCCTGTCTTATACTGGTCTGTAATCAGGTTACATATCTGTGAGTATGCGTTAATTATGCTCTTAATACAGGGTTGTACAACCGTTTCCACTCCCTGGCGTAGTGAATTTATAGCAAAACCGGACAATGAGAACGGAATTTCACCGTATGCGCTGTGCGGTAACGCTCCTCTCTGCATTTCACCCTGTGTAAGTGCCAGAAACGCGCCCATTTCCTTGGCAACCTCAAGAAGACCAAGCGGTTCTATGTCCTCTCCCTGACCAAGAGCCACTTCCGAGCCCGCCAGATGGGGATTTTCCTCAAGTGTCTTGCTTCCGTCAGGAGATCTGACCTTAATACCCTGTTTGAGGCTCCTGTTAGCCATCTCCTTCATAACAGACATGTTGAAATTATGTGTTTCGTAAAGTTCCCTGTCAGCCTGGTAGATACTTTCTCCGTAATCCTCGGAAGTATCACCGATATCCTCGCTCTGAAGAGGAGGCATACCGCCTACTGCGCCTATAAATACAGGTACAGAAGGAGAACCATGAGGCGTTGCCTTCTTAAGTCTTACACCGTCATCGGAAATAACGGTATTTTCCTTCTCGTCATAGAAGTCATACACGTATGTTCCGTCTTCTTCCTCTGCTGCCGGGATAACCTCAACACCGTAATCGTCCTTTATCTCGTCCTGTGTCTTCTTAATCCTGTAGCAGGCCCATTTTAGACCGTCCTTACCTAGTCCCCAGTACACGTTTCTTGGGTCCCAGGGAGTAATATCAACACAAGTAGAGCCATCTTCCTCCTTAACGAGCAAAGCCCGGCCTGCATACCATCCCCGGATAGCCGTATACCATGCAAGCTGTTCCTGTACCGGCTGAAGCAGCCGTTTTAGAAGTCTTTCGTCTGCTGACTTGAGAATTCCGATAAGAAACCGCTCCTTATCGTTGGAAATCTCTCGCTCATCACGGTATTTCCTGTCCTGCGGCACCCGTATCATAAGAGTGGCGTTGGAAAGAAGCGTAATTACCTTACTTGCGAAAGTCCTTGGCTCGTTGGAAGTATATTTCTGGAATCCGTCGTTTTCATCGTCACCAGTGTAGTTATTTAACCTGAAAAGATCATAATCCGTATCCATTCGTTCCCTAAGAGACTCTGTTTTATCTTCATGATCGGAAACCAGGTTAATAATTTGCTCAGGTGTGGGCATACTACCACCTCTTTACCCTGATTTTATCTCCTGACCTGACATGACCGTACCCGTAGTTATCCACTATACCGTAGATATCTGCTTTAACAGCATGATTCCACTTATCTTCCGGTATATTACCCACTATATTACCATCCCTGTCGGTTTTCCACCTGTACGCTCGTGTTTGTCCGTCAAACGGATTGGGAGCTGCCCCAAACTCGCTTAAAACCCCTGTACACCTGGGAGAATACACTATCTTAGGCACTCCGTTAATGGAATCCGGCTTTAAAAATCCCTTTAATCTCTCTGTCCCCTCGTTTATTCTTACTTTCGTTCCAGTAGCGAACAGTCCGGTTGATTTCAGCCACTGTTCCCCTACGGAATTCATGGAATGGTGCTGATCCTTATAACTCGGATCGGATACGAGCCATCTTACGTCTTTCCACCAGTCCTTACCCTTACATATATCAATAATATCCTCAGTAATCAAGTTTCTTTCGTAAATTTCGTCAAAAACACGTATCTGTCCGTTAATAATCTGCACCGCGTGTATCGCATGAGCACTGTCAGAACCGTAACCGGGGTCTTCCCACAGGTGAACAGCCTCTCCAGGAGCCCATTCGATATCCTGAACGTGTATATCCACCCTGAACTCGTGAAAAACAAGCCCTCTTGGGGGAACTCTCCGGCCCATAATACGTTCTTCCCAGAAAGCATCGCTTGATTCGGCCTTCAGCCTCTGCATTTCAGGCTCATCAAGGCCGTTTGGATAAAGATGCACGTTTGAAGGCGTTGGAAGAGAGAAACTCTGCCTGTCATCAAACCCGTGTCTCCACGCTTCAAGCAACTGTGGATACCATCCGACACTGGATTCAAGGCTGCCCGACATAAACAGCCATCCCCTCTTTGGAGAACACCTGGCTCTCATTCTTTCAAAGGTCGTAACGTCCAGAAGACTTGCCTCGCAGGCCATTATACCGTCAGGAGCGTCCCTTGAGAGAGTTCTTGGGTCTTTTGCGCTTTTCGTAACTATCCTTGTGCCGTCATGAAGCTCCATATACCCCGGATCTACCCTTGTACTTGACTTTCTAAGAAACCCAAGCTGGATAAAATCGTCCTTCATGTAGAAAAACTCTCTCTGAGTCTGGCTGTAGTCCTGTCCGACAAGCCAGTAAAGGCCCGGCTCGTCAGGTTCCGAAAATCTCTGAAGAAGGTACTTGGACCCTGTCACACTCTTACCGCTCTGGTCACCACCTGCCACCAGTATAAACCGTTTTCCGCATCTCAGAACGGTTTCCTGCTCAGGATGAGGCTCAAAACCGACCTTATCCCACAAAAACTTAGATACATCTACGGCAGATGTTGTCAAATCCGTACTTCCGTTCAAAATAATACCCCGGACGGGCTAGATATATATATCTATCAGCTTTCTCGTAGGAGTAGAATCCACTCCATTAAGCTCTCCTATATCCCAGATCGTATACCTGCACGTAATCTCCTGCCCTTCCTGTACAGGTCTGGCAGTCTTCAAAACCTTTCTCTCCGGGCTGGAAGACAAATCCCTGGCAAGCTCGCAGTTCGGTAGATTACTGTGATTATAAAACCCTCCAAGCGGTGTTCTGATCCACCCGTGGGTAAACCTTTCGTCCTCCACATGTGTCACTCCAAGCACCGTTCCCGTGGGTATCCGTACACGCGCAAACAACCCGTGTCCGTGTATTTCAGACTCCCTTATCTCCAGGTTTTCCGGTAATGGGCTATACACTAGTTCTGGGACATCCGTATATTCAGTGCCTGCTCCGCCTGCTCAAGAGGACTCTGCTCGTCTTCCGAGTCTTTCTTTACCTTCTGCCCCTTGCTAAGTTTCCTCAGCTCCTGGAGCATGTCCTTGGCAGTCTCGTCAGGTACAATCACGTTGGGTCTGTACTTGTGAGGAAGATTAGCGTTCAATAAAGTTATCAAAAGCAGTGGCGAGTTCTTTATACTCATATCCTCTATTAACGCTAACGCCCTCTGCTCCAGTGCGTCACAAAACTTCTCGTCAGCCTCCGCAAGCCTCTTCTTAAACCCCAGTATATCCTTCTTCTCCCATAACCTTACCGTCTCCCGTACTACACCAGTTGCCGTAGCACTCGTTCCCTTGGCACGGCTCTTCTCGTATAGCTCTAAAAACCTGTCCTGCTCCTTAAGTACCTTCCTGTACCTCGTACTTAACTCTTCTTCGTTTATTCCGGAACTGCTGGCCATCTGTCTCTCCGCTTACTTTATTTCCAGCTCATTGTAATTCCATCACTAACCTTTAGTCAATTATGAGGCATTCCTGACTTACCTGTGACAGCGTGACAGAAATTTCGATTCCTGATTCCAGCCCCAGGGTCAGAATCGAGAATCGACTTTTTTATTCCTAGCTAGATTAGCTTTAACCCAACGGCTGCGCGGTTGGAACAGCCCTGGAATCGAAATATACCCCCCTCCCCCGTGTGACAGACAGCCTCCATTAAGAAGCACCCTACACTATGTATTCTATCGTTTCCCGGCACCTTTTACATAATATATCCGGGCATAAATAACTCTCAGTCTCCGGGGGATCGCCCAGTTCCTCCCCGCAAACAGGATTGTAGGAACAACTTCTGTCTATCACTACTCCGCACTCATCACATTGCTGTACAGTCTCCGCAGACTTATCAATTAAATCGTCCAGCCCCTCCTTCGTGA